TGTGCATCACCAGCAGTGAGAGTAATTCCACGGTCGATTTCAGTCAAAAGCCAGGGTCGAACTGCAGCCCACGGTACGCGAAAACGCACCGTAGCTGCAGCGGATAAGTCAATGTCAGCGATTTCAGTATAACCAGGCATGTCGTTAAGAGTAGTTGAGGCAGTTACGTAATTGTAAAGTCGGGAAGAAATACGAATACGTCCAGAATGGTTTTGTGTTTTTACGAAATGAAAATCAAACACAAAATCACCCCGCCACATCGCAAAGAAAGTAGCTAAGCGAGCAGCAGGGGAAAGGCGATCTACAACGAGTTTGTTAACAGTTGTTGAAGCTCCTTTAATTCCGAGCGCAAAAGGGGTTAGTGGTTTAGACCACAACTGAACATCTTCAGAATCAGTTGTAGCCCAATTGAAAGTGTCAATGTAGGTTGGTCGAGCAGCAATATAGGGTATTGCCATCTCGTCGTTATCAGTTCCAGCGAAACCAGAGAAGGTTTGTAGTTCGTTACCAGCAGAGAAACCAAGTTTGTGTCCAGTGTCTGAACCATCGTAATTCAAGAAGTAGCGAGCAGGGGATTGCAACACTCGAGTTACGGGGGCTTGAACACTGGGTTTCGAAAATCCAAAGAGCTTAAAAATGTTAGAAGCAGCAGTTGAGAAGAGAGAAACAGGTTTTGCCAATGATTGAAGACCAACCATTGGAAGGATAGAAGATGCAGCGGATCCAATCGATGTTATAGTAGAAGAAATTACACCGGTCTTTTCCATTGCAGACAACTCACCACCTACTTGAGCCCAATTAGTAGATACGGGGGCATCAGTAGGCCAGACCAACTCGACGTCTTCAAAGTTGGCCCAGACGGTGAAACTTACGTTAGTGTTAGAATTGGATCCAACGGGAGTCATGGCATTAAGAGTTACACGGCCAAAACTTCCTTGTCCAGTAGCGAGGTTAACATAAATGTAGGGAGAAATGTAGGGAGTAATAAATTCAACAGCAGTTTGGTTTGCAAGATTAAGAATAGTGTGAGGAAGTCCACAGACCGCCACCATATCAGCACCAGTGGGCGCAGATACAGGCAACGATTTGTAGAACCAAGATGCATGTTGAGGCATATACTCTGAGTATGGCATAAAAGATAAGACAGCCATACCTTGTTGGAAGGGTTGAGAATTCATTTGAACACGCACACGTACACGCGCGCGCATTCCGACGAATCCAGTAACTTTAGCAGTGTTTTGGGCAAAAGCAAGAAGGGCTCCAGGGAAATTAGCAGACCATAATTCAGTACCTTCTACGGCGGTTGAGCCCCATAGTCCTTGTTTCATGACTACGGGTCGTTTCAGAAAATCTTGGATTGAGTGTTCAGATTTCCGACCAACGACGC